TAGTTGAGGGCGTCTATGACTGCCGGGGCCAGGTCCGGGGCCTAATTGACCCCCAGAAAATGTACAACTACTGGTCCTCCACGGCCACAGAGTTCGGGGCCCTGCAAAGCAAGACCCCCTACATCGGCATGGCCGAGGCCATCGAAGAGTTCGAGACGATGTGGAACACAGCCAACACCACGAACCATTCGGTGTTGCTGTATCGTGGCTATAGCGATACTGGGGAGAAGAATGAGCCCCCGGTCCGGCAGGAGCCGCCCCGTGAGGCGCCCATGGCGCTTTCCGGGATGCAAATCGCAGCCAAGGAGTTTGAGCTAGTCTCGGGCCAGGTCCTACCGACTCCGGGCGAACCCGGGGCGGTCGAGCGAAGCGCGGCAGCGACGGACGAGAAGGCCGAAACCGAAGAAGATGCCATTTACCACTTCCGGGCCAACCTTGGCCTGGCACTGGAGCAGGTCGGCAAGATCATTCTTGACCTGATCCCGAAGATTTACGACACCCAGCGGGCCTTGACCGCCATGGCCGACGATGGGTCGATCTATGAGCTTCTCCTAGACCCCACGCTTCAGAAGACGATCCAAGTCGAGAAGATGGCCGACACCATGGCGGTCCAGAAAATCATAATGAATCCGCAAAGGGGGGAGCATGATGTCGAGATTGATAGTGGAACCTCGTGGGGCACTAAGCGCCAGGAGACCTTCCACGCCCTCTCGCTCATCCTAACGCAGGCCCCCCAGCTGACGTCCGTCATCGGGGACTTGCTGCTGCAATGCTCCGACTTCGACATGGCTGAAGAGGCCGCTCTTCGGCTGCGCCGAATGGTCCCGCCGCAGGCCCTTGGCACCGGGCCGTCCATGCAAGAGCAGGCCATGCAAGCGCAGATTGCAAATCTGACGAAACTCCTATCCGAGTCCATGCAGAAGGTTGGAGAGCTGTCGATTAGGCTCCGGGGCCGGGAGGAAATCCATGAAATTGACGTATTCAAGGCCTTCACCGAGAGACTTAAAGTCGTTATGGACGCTGCGCTCAAGGCGGGCGAGATTCCTAGCGAGGAGCAGCTACGGACTCTCATCGACAATGCTGTTGCCGAAAGCATGGCCGAGCAAATGGGCGGAACCGAAAAGACAACGACCCAGGCCTTAGAGCCGGAGCAAGCGCAGCTGCCACTCATGGATCCGCTCGCCGGAAAGCCCCCGATGCCAGGGATGCGCCAGGGCGCGACCGGAGGCTGGTTCATGCGGGACTTGGCCAACAGCCGGCAGTTTCGACGAGTGAGCTAGGGCCATGGCCAATCCCTTGACTGATGGAACAGGCCCGGATCTGGACGCCTTGGTGGGCCAGGCGGCCCAACAATATGGGCTGGAGCCAGACCTTCTCCGCCAGATCATTCGGGCCGAAAGCGCAGGGAATCCCAATGCACGAAGTTCTTCCTCTTCCGCCTCCGGACTCTTCCAGATCACCAAGCCCACCTGGGAGCAATATGGCTCCGGAAATCCATTCGATCCGGGAGCGAACATTGCTGCCGGGGCGCGCCTTACGGCAGACAACGTCGCAAAACTCAAGGCCGCCGGATATGAGCCTAATCCTACCAATGTGTATCTTGCCCATTTTGCTGGGGCAGGCGGAGCTCTTCGAGTCCTCTCTGCTGATCCAAACAGCCCTGTGGCGGGCCTTCTGGACGAGCGCGCTATTAGGGCCAACCCCTGGCTCTCCCGGCTGAACGCTGGAGACTTACAGTCATGGGCAAGCAATAGAATCGCTGGGAAGCCCCAGAGCGTTAATTTTCTGGCCAAGAGTGCCCTCGGGCGCATGAGCGATACCAGCGGCCTACAGCGGCTCTTCGGCCTGGGCGGAGCCCAAGAGGCCCCAGACGACCAAGGGCAAATCCCAGCTCATAGTATCGTGGCGGACGCGCTCAAGCGCCTGACCGGGGCCGGTGGAACCGAGCGGTTCCAGACCTGGCCGGAGCGATTCGCCCGGGGCATAATTCAAGGTGCTACGCACTTGGCGGTAGCCCCGGGGGAGGTCTATCGGGCTGGGGCGGAGGGCAAAAACCCGACCGTAGACGAAATGATCCCGATCGCGGCAGACATGGCCCATACGCTCACTGGCATGGGCCGGGGATTTCCAATGGCCGGCATGGGGCGCCCAGAGGGCAGCCTCGGCGTCTTCATCGGCCCCAAAGCTCGGACCTGGAACCCAATCACAGCCAGGGCCGCGGAAGAAGCCGAGACCGTGGGCGTTCCCTCGGCAGACGTGTGGCGCCAGACCGGCTACAGCGGACGCCAGTTCGCCGACGCTCAGACCCGGGCCGAAATTGCGGCCCATGAGTCTAGGTGGAACCCGGCGTCCAAAACTGCGTTCATGCAAGATGAACGTCCTCTAAGTGAAGCCCTGCATTTTCCAGAACTTTACGAAGCCTATCCGCAGCTTCGGGACATTCCTGTTTCTGGAAATACTAGGGGCAGTAATTATGGACAACTGTCGGGGAGTCCAGAAGGTAAACTTGAAATAGCCATTCGGAACGATCTAAATCCAGATTTTCAGCACGGAGTGGCCCTGCACGAAGTTCAACATGCTGTGGATTCGATTGAGGGCCGAGATTATGGCTCGAACAGGCGCTGGTTCCTGCCGCCCAATTTTGAAGAGGCCAAGGTTCAGGCCGAGAAAATGGTCACGCCCTCGATGGCGAATCAGGCCTATAGTGCAGCCAAAAAGACTGCAGATGAAATGGGCATTCCTTTTGACCGATCACGATGGCTGGCCATCACGCCTCATCTGCCAAAAATCATCGGCAAAGAAATCCCAGAGTCCATGTATAGCAGCGTCGCCAGCGGGAAGCTCATAAAGGCCCTGGTCAATGACCCGAGTGTAAGCCGATACTTTGAGGCCTACAACCGCCACATGCAGCCCCTAATTGACATGGAAAACGCGGCCTATGACATGTACCGTCGAACATCTGGCGAGGTCCTGGCCCGCCTGTCGGCCAATAGGCTGCCACTGTCGCAACGCCAGACCCAGGCCATTGTCCCGGCCGGGCCGAACCCAACAGTCGAGGGCATTAGCCCCGGCTACTTCGAGCAGGACGTGCCACTAGAGCAGCAATTGGTCAACCCGGCCTGGCACCCGGAGTGGAAAAGATGAGCAGCTTTCAAGTCCGCAATGGCAAGGTCATCACCAAGGGCCTTATGGCCCATACCCTGGTCCGGAACACGGCCATCGAGATGGCGGGGGCCCTCTACGACGAGATCATGAAGGACAATACCATCTACGCGATCTGGAAGGCCGGCTATCCGGCCCTCACTCCGCAAGTGACCGAGGCTGCCTTTCTGGAAATGATGTGGCCCAAGCTGTGTGACCGGGCCCGGGCCACGTTAGCGGGCATGTTGGTTACGAACATAGATGAGGGGTTGAAAGAAGACATTGCAGATGCCTTAGTAAAGGACGCGCAATTCGTTCATGCCCGACGCACGGCAGAAGAGAAGTGGCGTAAAAAACACGGATTTGGATTGTCAATATGACCGGCCCAGTTGCCGACCCGAACGAACCTGGCCAGGATCGCCCTGTCGATCAGGGGGCTGCGCCTGCCTCCCCGCAAACGAGTCCCCCGGCCAGCGGGGCTCCGGACACAACGGCTGCCGCGCCCCCAGCGCAAACCCCACCCGTTGCAGAGCCGGAGCCCCTTTCCCCTAGCCTCAAGGCGCGGCTTGACGCCCTCACCGCTGACAAATGGGCCAATCACAGGGCCGCCGCTGCCGCTGAGGCCCGGGCCAGAGTCGCGGAGGCGACCCTCGCGGACTTGCAACGGCGCCTTGGCGACCCAGACAATGCCGCTCCCCCTTCGGCTCGGCGCCCCGACCAGCCAGCCCCCCAGGCACCTCCGGCCGGAGTTCCGGCTGATGAGGTCCAGCGCCGGGCCGAGGCCCTTGCGGCCCAGATGCGCTTCAACGAGCGCTGCCAGGAAATCTTCAACCAGGGTGTTGCTAAGCATCCAGATTTCCAGGCCAAGGTCCAGGACATCAATCGGCTCCTGGGCGGGGCCATGCCAGAAGACCTAGTCCATGCGGCCATCGCCACTGGCCAGCCAGCCGACGCGATCTACAAGATGGGCTCCGATCCGGAGCTTCTGGACCGCCTCATGCGCTCGGACCCGGTCACTCGCGGGGTGGAGCTTTACAAGGTCCTGGCCCCGACGGCACCAGCGGCCCCGGGCTTTGTGGCTCCGACCATATCTGGCGCCCCGCGCCCGCCCACGCCGACAACGGCACGGGCCTCTGCGCCAGCGCCGTCGCTGGACGACGAGAATACATCTATGGAAGAATGGGTCCGAATCCGTGAAGCACAGCTTGCCGAACGGAAACGGGCTGCTAACGGACGAGCTTGAGGCCGTAAGGCCTCGCCTGCGGGAGCACTGCTCTCTTAAGGTCGAGATTCAGGCACTCGACGCTGGGGCTAAAATGCCCAAAGAGAAAGGCCCAAAGGGCCTTCCGGCGTCAACCCGGCCGCTCGAGCGGCCATGCTTGAAAGGACTCGGCCTATGGCCAACAGCATTCTGACTATCAACATGATTACGCGGGAAGCCGTTCGGCTTTGGAAAAACTCGAACGAGTTCATCCGCCTGATCGACCAGCAATACGACGACCAGTACGCCAAGACCGGGGCTAAGATCGGCTCCGCCCTGCGCGTCCGGTATCCGAACGATTTCACTGTCCGAACCGGCCCAGCAGCCCAGGTCCAGGATACGACCGAAACCTCCACCACGCTGGTCCTTGCGACCCAGCAGGGCGTGGACGTTTCCTACAGCTCGCAAGAGCGCACCATGCAGTTGGACGACTTTAGCCGCCGCACTCTGGCCCCGATGGTCAACAACCTGGCCGGTGCCGTGGCCTCCAACGTCATGAGCGGCGTCGAGTCTGGCATTAGCAATATCGTGCTGAACACCGACGCCTCGGGCAACCTGATCTCGCCGGTCGCAAGCACCTGGCTCCAGGCCGGTGCGGCGCTGGACCTCAACTCGGCCCCCCGCGAGAACCGACGGGTCCTGACCGATCCACTCACCATGGCTCGGACGGTGGCATCGTTGGCTGGTTTGTTGAACCCTTCGGGTTCAATTTCCCGCCAGTACGAAACTGGCCAGATGGCCGATGCCCTTGGCTTCACCTGGTTCCAAGACCAGACGGTCATCAAGCACACCACGGCCTCCTACTCTGGCTCCCTGACCGTCTCGGGCGCCAATCAGACCGGCCTCTCGATCACCACTGCGGCGATCACCGGCGGCCTCAACCAGGGCGACATTGTCACCTTTGCTGGGTCCAATGCCGTCAACCACATCACGAAGGTCTCGACCGGCCAGTTGAAGCAGTTCGTCGTTACCCAGGCCGTGGCTACCGCCGGGACTTCGATCCCGATCTATCCGGCGCTGATCCCGGCCTCCGGCGGGCAGACGGTCCAATACCAGACCGTGGACAATAGCCCCACCAATAACGGCGCTGTGACGGTCTTGACCGCCTCGGGCGTGGTCTACCGCAAGAACTTCGTCTTCGCCCCGCAGGCCGTCACCCTGGCCATGGCCGACCTGGAACTGCCCAAGGGCGTTCATGAGGCCGCCCGGGAGTCCTACGACGGAGTCTCGATGCGTATGGTGAGCGCCTACAACGTGCAGACCGACCAGTTCATCACCCGTCTGGACGTCCTCTACGGATATCTCTGGCTCCGGCCGGAATGGGCCTGTGTGGTGCCAGACATCGTCTGACGTTCCTCCCAACTTGGGGTGGCCTTCGGGCCACCCTCTTTTTCCATGGAGTCAAAATGCTAGCCGTCTATCAAAAGCTTGAGTCCGAAGGCAAGATCGGAAAGTTCTTCCGGGACGAGACCGGCATCATGCGGGCCCGCCAATTCGCGGAGTTCCCCAAGACCGTCCGGCTGCCCGACCCGGCCGACCCAGCCAAGATGCGGGAGATCATTGTCAACTCAGCCCGGGAAGAGTTGGCCGTGCTGAGCCGCGAGGGCGGAGCGGAGACGACGGACCCGGTCGTGAACGAACGGAATCAGCTGCTTGAAATGGTGGCTGAGGCCCGGAGTGCGAATGAGGCCATCGTGGCCGACAATGAGGCGCTGAAGCGCGAGATGGAAGAGCTTCGCCGGATGCTGGTGAACAAGAGCTCGCCGCCGGAGCCTCTTCCGAGCGCGGCGGCCAAAGTTTCACCAGTTCTGACCAAGAAGGGCTGACCATAGGCCATGGCCGGACTGACGCTCACAACCCCGGAGGACATCCTGACCCTCGCGCTGGCCGATGCCAATATCATCGGTCAAGGCGCGACGGCCAGCTCTTGGGACATGAACAACGCGTTCATCCGGCTCAACCTTATGCTGACGGAGTGGAAGAATAAGCGCTGGCTAGTTTACCATAATATTCTGGGAAGCAAGGTATCTGATGGGCGGACCACGGCCTACACCGTCGGGCCCAGTGGGGACATTAACCTGTCCTATCGCCCAGATAAGCTGGAAGCCGCGTTCTTTCGCCAGATCATTCCGACCGCCGCGCCGAACCAGTTCGACACGCCTCTGGACATCTTGCAGAGCTATGAGGACTGGGCCCAGATCACCATGAAGCAGCTTACGAGCTTCCCGAACTGCTGCTTTCTGGACTCGGCATGGCCCCTGGCCAATCTCTATGTCTGGCCCTGGCCCCAAGCCACGATATACGAGATTTTCATAGTCCTAAAGGACACCGCGGCCCTGAATGCGTTCACCAGCCTGAGCCAAACCATCGCCCTGCCCGATCCGTACTTCTCCGCCCTGCACCTGAACATGGTTCAGCGATTGCGGGCGGTCTACCAACTCGAGCCCAATCCCACGATTGATGGGCTGGTTCGCAATGTAAACCAGACGTTGCGCGGCAGCAACGCACAGATTGCACGCTTGTACATGCCGCGGGAACTGGTCCGACGTGGCGTTTACAACCCCTACTCGGACCAAGTACAATAGGAGCGAGGTATGGCTGTAAAAGGCACCTTCCCCATTGCACAGGGGCCCCTGCTTTCTAACGAAATCGGGCAGGCCGCTACGCAGGTTCAGCAATCTGGGACACCTCCGATCGCGAACCGGACTATCACGACTCCGACCGACAACCTTGGCGTTGGCGGAACGACGGCTCTGACGTTTGTGGGCCCCAATGTGACGCTCACATTTGCCCCCTCTATGCAGGACCCCAGCGCCATCTTGGCCTATCTGAACAACAATGGCGTGACGGCCAGCATCTT